AATTGTAATACGACTCACTATAGGGCTGTCTCACGACGGTCATTGCGGACGATGGCAGCGCGGCCATTGCCCCACACGAGGGCATGGTGCTGCATGACTTCCCGGAATATCGACGGTGTCATCATCGCGTTAGGCTGGTAGTTCAGCAGCCAGTAGGCCGCATGCTTATTCGCCAGACGGCTGGCGTCGCCGATCTTCTCCCGTAACTCCAGTGGCATTTGGGCGACATGACCCGCGATCTTATTGACCCCATACCAGAAGGGGGCCCACTTGAGGGCGGTAATGCCGTTGACAGACACGCCGGCGTCATTGCTGGCATCACCGCGACTCCATTCGACGAACCAGCTGGCCGGAGTGGCGGCAGTCGTATTGCGGGGCCGGAACAAGCGGTTGATGAGTTGTCGCCACATGGCCATGTCAGGCGCTCCGGCGTTGGAGAATATCGAGTTCTGTTGAATACTCGCGTTGCAGGAAATCGTTTTGACCCAGACCAGCGGGATAATCGCAATCATTCGGGAATTCTACTTCGCCGCGGTGCTTGCAATGCACTTTCGTCGTGCAAAATACCCGGCCCCCCAACCGAGCGACCCGCCAGGAGAAATACCAATCCTCGCTGAGGTCTTGTGGTTGCAAGCGACCGTCAGGTAGTTCGACGATTCTATCGAGTGTGCGGAATACCAGTCGCCGGCTCCAGGGTCGATCAAGTCGGACGATCATCAGCCCGGTGTTGCACAGCAACAGTCGGGCGTCAGGATGATAATACCCCAGCGGGGTGGGCAGGCAGCGGAGGGCCTCCGTCGCCATCCGGGCGTCAAAGGTTTCGGGGAAATCGGGATGTCGCAATTGAGCGAACGACAACCGCCCCAGTTGGCCGAATATCTTCCCTGCGCCGAGGGCCGTACTGGTCACGCCGCGTTGATCCTTGATCGGCACAGCGACGGATAGCAGATCAGCCCCGACGGCCTCGGCCTCGGCGACCAGTTTGTCGAGGTAGCCCGGTTCGGGGCTGATGTCGGCATGCTGCAGGGCGAACCACTGCAGATCGTGGCCATCCGCGCGGTAGTTGAGGGCCGTGGTGAGCAGGCGGTTGCAGTTGCCGCACAGCAAACTACCGGGGCGTTCAGCCACTGTGACATGATGCTCAACGGATGGCATCCCCCAGGCCACTCTAGCGGCACCCGTCGTGATCCAGCCGTTATAGGTCGGTACACCAAGGAAGATATTCGCCACGTCTCAGGCTCCGGTAAATAGGCATCCAACGGCCCGTGGTCGTGCAAAGTAGCATACCCGAAAGGCCATGATAACCGCGACGATCGGGTCAATCTTGTCGCGGCTACTTTTTTTGTCGGGCATCCACTCATCACGGTGATTGCGATGAATGGCCAGATTGGCGGCCGCCCACGCCAGCATCTCGCCGCCATCGTGCCGCACGTGCCCGGACTGGGCGGCGACGATGAAAGTTTTTAATGGTTCATGGTACAGCGCGCAAGTCTGCGGGAAACTGAACGGGTTGCAGCCCTCCGCCTGTAGCTCGTCGCCCAATTGGCGGGCATTGTGGGGGTCAAAGGCAATCCCATCGGCGGCGTGCTCGAGGGAGAAGGCAATCACGTCCTGGCGGATCGCCTCGATGACATGTTCCGCCTGCTTCAGGTGCCCCTCCCACAGCCAGCGAGCCCACGGCTGTTGGGCGGTATTGCGGCGGGTCTGGGACACGAGGTAGGCCCGGGCGAAGATTTCATAGCGGTACAGGGGCTTGCCTTCGGCGTCTTCGCCTAAGGGCCATCGAGCGCAGGCGCCCCAGGCTGCCAGGTCATCGCGCCCACCGAGGTCAATACCGATGCCGATCGCATCGGCGGTCTTCCAGTCCGACATGGTACCGGCCAGCTTGGCCCACTCGTCGGCGGCAAAGCAGTGTTCGACAGAGGACACCCGGCGGTTGCCGTGGTAGCGGATGAATTGGTTGCGGAATGTGGGCTTGTTCGCTGCTTCCGCCGCCTGCTGGCGCAGATACTCCAGCGTGATCGAAATGCCGAGGTTGGGGTTGCTCTTCTCCCACAGTGCCTCATCGAAGGGGTCATCCTTCTCGTCGAGTTCGGCCACGAAGCTCAACAGGCGATCATCGATTATTTCCCCTGTGGCGACCCGCACAGCATGATTGTGTTCTTCCTGCCAGATCAACGATTTGTCGTCGCCGGCGGTGGTGGCTGTCACAAACAGTGGTTGCCTTCGTGCGCCGGAGCCGGTCGTGATCGTGCCGTAAAACGCGCGGTGCAGCTCGGTCCAGGCATGCAGCTCGTCGAGGAGCACGCCGGATGGGTTCAGACCGTCGTGAGACAGCCCTATAGTGAGTCGTATTACAATTC